ATAAAATACTAAAATCTTTTAAATTAAAGTCAGGACGAAACTTCCGCTTCCACGGCATAGGCGTGGCAAGCTCATGGGAAGAACTTATTCCCTGAAAATTTTTAAATGTAAATTTTGTAGATTTTGGTTGATGACTTTTCCAACTGAAGTCATCTGATCCTTTTCTGCGAGTCACGAATAAAGACTCTCAGAATTTAGTAGAAACCGCCTTGCGCAAAAATCGAAACACCAGATGCACTAAGGCCACCAGACACAGCTGCCGGACCGTTACCCAGGTAACCAATGCACAGAATGTAACCCTTCTCTAAATAAAGGGCTTCCGACTTACCGATTTCAATCGGACGAACTAAGTTTGTATCTCCAGTTTGAGGAGTTGGCGCAACCGTAGCAGGCAGCTCAACCCGTTGAATCAGGCCCTCAGTATCACCCGATAAGCCAACTTCAAACTTACCAATTAAAAGAGAAGTCGAAGTCGAAGGAGCAGCTTGGTTTGGCGCATAGATGTAAACACCAAATGCAGCCGAACGAACACCAGATCTATTTGGATAACCTTCGTTAGAAACAACAAAAAGGTCTTCAACTAGACCGCCATCTTCAGACGGCACATCACCAACACGAACAAGCTGAACTAAGTCACCAAAGTCAGGACTGCTGGCGTTAGTTACCACAGTCGTGCCGTTGTTGATTTTGGCTCCCCGTAAAAACGGGCGATCAACCATTAAAGGCTGTTTATTGGTGCTAGTTGAGCTCATGTCAGTGCCTTAAAAGTAAATCAGCGTTGAGCTGAAGGCGTCTGAGGACGCCATTGACGAGCGGGAGTTACATCCATAGTTATACCGAATCCCGTCGGATCGATACTAGGAGTAACAACAGCCTCTCCAACTAACTCTTGAAGAGCTGCCGGATTAGATAAAGCTTTTCGGAGAATACTCAGATTAAAAGCTTTATCCTCACCAACGGAAGTTGGCTTCATCTCGCGTTGTTGACGACGCTCCTCACGTTCTGCACGTCGATCTTCAAGATATTTACCAAACTCCAAACCAGCTAAACGTTGCTGATCTTCTCGATCAAATCTTGTGGGGAGACCTTTAGCTGCTCTAAAAGCATCCGCGCCCCCACGGAGAAGATCACCAAACGTATTTAAATAATCAAGAAAACCAGACTGATTCCTAGGAAGGGGATTACTAGATAGAGAACTACCAACGGAATCAAAAGTTCCAGCAGTATCAATCCCAAAACTGCCATAAGGATCTGCGGGAATCTGTGCAGACTGAGCAACAGCACCCCAATCAGTTACGGGTAAAACAGCGGAGGGATATGACCCGTAAATAATATTCCCGTATCCAGGAGCTCCTATTTGAAACCCAGTAAGAGTCATAACTTAAGCCTGAATAAATATAGTTTACAGGCAATTAATAACCAGCGTACATGCGAGAACGGATGCCCATCCGCTCAATAAATTCCTGAGTACGTTGGAGTTGGGGTTGCTGCTGAGGAGTCGTAGCAGCTCGAAGATCAGCGTTACCTTGAGTCGGGTTCACCGCAGCAGCCGCAGTTGCTTCAGCATTACCCACGGCATTTGCGTTGTTCTGCGAACCCATAGGAGTAGTCACAGTGGTAGTAGTGACAGACTCAGCAGTTTGTTGACTCGCAGCAGGATTAGCCAGGCTACGCCGCTGCATCTCATAAGCTAAAACGGGATATTGAGCGGCCCACTTTTCTAACTGAGCTGCTTGTGCAGGGTTAGAAGCAGTGCCCTCAACATATTTCATGAGAGCTTGGCGCACAGGAGCCTGCGAGGCATAAGACTCACGAGCTGCGTAATAGTCTTCGATGCTCCGATAAGTTTCGGGACTGCGAGGCTCCATAGCACGATCAACCACAGCGGCTGAAGGTGCATACTGACTCAGCTGAGCTCGACGAGCACTTTCGCGATCACGGCCAGGAGTCATAACAGGAGCAGGTGCAGTCGGATCACTGCGCCGGGGTTGCGCACCGTAAGCGGCTACACCGGGCTGAGAACCGAGAGGAGAACCATCAGGCTCACGGAACATCAGCTCAGGAGTGTTTAGACCACCAGGGGACACAGGAGGAACACCCGGAGGGCTCACAGCCGTGGAAGGATATTCGCCAATGGGAGCGGAACCTTCATCGGGACGCCCAAAGAGAGCACTCAGACCGGCACCAGCCAAACCAGCTCCGCCAATACCAGCGGAATACATCCCGACCATGCGAGCAAGGTCACCGGTTTGCACGCCACCGGCGGCATTACGGAGACCATAGGCAAGATCAACAATCGCATCAGTAGGCGCCGGACCAGCACCGGGGCCAAAAGCAGGCCGAGGAGCAACGCGAGAAAGGCTCATACCTTCAATCTCACGCACTAAACCAGGATTCAATTCGATAGCTCCCGTAAAAGGCTCAGGCTCCCGAAACATCGAACGACCGAGTGCCTCACCAGGAATCGGGCCACGGGGGGTAGTCAGACCTTCTTCAATTAATTCAGCAACATTTCGACCGGTCGGGGGCAGACCAGGACCTTGAACCAACCCAGCCTCCAAGCCGGGTTCATAAGTAACATTGCCCAGCTTGCGTCCATCAGCACCAACAGTTCCAGCAGGGAAACGTAAACGCGCAGTACTGCCGAGCTCGCCCTCACCAGGCTTTAAGAAAGTACGCTGCAAATAAGTTTCTTGAGTCTGAGGAATCGGACCTGCCGTAACTCCAGGAGTAGGAGCAACTAATTCAGCAGGCCGAGGGGCTGGAGCTGGAGGGCGACTGGGAGCTAAAGAAGGAAGCTGACGAGCGCCGGGAGAAGGAACTCGGGCTGCCTCCGCTGCAGCACGACGTTGAATAACAGATTCAACAAGCTGACGCATCTCAGGCCGAAGCTCTGATGCTTCGGGGCGTCCTACTAAACCACGAACACTCTCAGGAGTTGCAGAAGGCGATGGTTTAGGCATTGCCGGGGGGCGTTCACCTAAAACACCTAGGCTCCGTTGCCGCGAAACAGCAGAAGGAAACGCAGTAATATCATCAACCAGTCCAGCCTTAACAGCTGCACGACGCACTAAATCAGAGCCGCGCTTACCCATCTGCATAACAGCAGGGCCAATTTGCTCAAGCAGAGCACGGGCACGAGCAGGATTCGTGATTTGCCCCTGAACTTGGTTAACGAACCATCTAGGCAGACTCATGCCTATAAAGCGGCGACTAATATTGTCAGTCTATCGCCAATTAGCATAAAAATAGAGTCTGTCTGCTCTAGAAACATCAGGAGGACCAGGTATAGCCTGAATAAACTCCCCACCGGATCGCTCAAAGCGATAACGAGCTGCTACGGGGTCACGATAGTTGGGCACATAAAGCATTTGAGCCAAACGATCACACTCAAATAGATAATTTTCACGCCAAATACGCGCAGTCTCGCGCTTATCCTGAATGCTGATTGAACGCGAAACGTCGCCCAAAATCGTTTCTTGACGACTCGTGGCACGCCCAGTTGCAAGTTCAGTCAAGCGTTCAGCTTCTTCACAACGCTCAACTTGTTGAATTATTTTGTCGTAATAAAACTCACTCGGAATACTGTTGCACGCTTCTAACAAGCGAGCGTAATCACCCGCAGGAACAGTTGCAATGTTATACCCAAGGTGATATGCAACCCTACTAAAGTTAAAATCATCTAAAGCGTAACCAAAAACCTGTGCAGGATTTCTGGTTAATTGGTTTACTGCTGCATATATAACTTCTCGCTTAGTCGCATCAGTCGTCGTGGGCTGAAAAACAACCCCCTGCTGAGCTAAATAAGACTGAATTTGCTCAAGTTCAGCAGTAGTTAATTGCGCCACGACAAGAACACTTATGTTCTTTTATTCTACGTATACACTCCCGGTAGCAAATACTTCGTCCCAGTCAACTCGTTTGATCGATTGCAGTTGATCTAATTTCGTAAACCGCTCACCAGGTAAAGATTGGCGCAGTTCAACGATTTCTTTTGCAGTCTTTAAGCCCACACCAGGCAAACACTGAGTTAAACCCTCAGGAGTCAAGTTATTTAAGTTAATTCGAGAGTCAACAGGGGGTAAAGGCTTAATAATCGGTGCTTTTTCTTCCTCAGCCTTAAGCGGACGCCGATTACGACGAGTACCAACGTGGTTAGGGCTCACTTTGGGCTCGGAATCTTCTACAAGCTCACCAACTTGATCTTTGTGAGCGAAAAAGACCTTACCCGTCGTATTAGAACGAACCATAAAGTACTCACCATCGTCGTGAGTCGAAATTATCTCGATTTTTACGCCACTGGGTTTGTAAACACTGGCAGTCATAGGTTGAGTCAGTATGTGTGCAGTAGTTTAGGGCAAAGCCCGTGAGAATAGAAGGCTATCGGTCGTAATTTTTAAGCTCATCCTGAAATTTCTCTATAAATTCAGCTCGTTTTTCCCAAGTATCGCCACCTGTGCAGCCTTTTTTTGGGTTTATGCAGTCAGATGACTTAGTTCGATTACAAACTAAGCCTGCTAAATCTAATTCGTTACCTTTTTGACCGGTTCGCCAGTGATGAATACCATTTAACCAAAGTGCCCCACATTTTTTACACTCTTTACGCTCTAGATGAAGATCTGAAAACTCACGATCATCCATACCTAATAAAAAATACGGTATGCCAAACTCACTTTGACAGTAAAACTATTGCAAAGTGCAAAAAATTAATTAAGAAACAGGATATGCAAATAAAAAACCCCTCCCGAAGGAGGGGTTGCGGTTCTCGTCCCACTCTCTGAGTTTATCAGGAAGGAGAAGTAGAGGTGTAGATGCTGGACTCGATGACGCCACCGGGCTGCAGAGCCAGATCCGAACGCTCGGGCGGCTGATCGGGAAGAATCCAGCAAACTTCGCAGATTGCCAGAGCCTTGTTCTGACCAGACAGTTTGCCCACACCGGCGCGAGGATCATAAACACCCGAACCTTGAGCAACACCAGAAGCAGCGGCGCCGCCGAGGTTTGCCGTGGTGAACAGTTTCCACTGAGTCTGCACAGTCAGAGCAGACCAGCTGCTCGAACTGAAGATGTTGGTGGAAGCAGTGGTGCCGTTAGCAATCCGAGAGTTCGAGCCAGTAATGGTAGTACCAAACTGGCCAGACACAACAGTGGCAGAATCACGCAGACCTTGGCCCACAGCGGGGATCAGGGTCAGACGAGGAGCCGCAGCGCCGCCGGCCACACCCGAGCTCACCACATCGCCACCGTCGATACGGAGGGAAGTGCGGTACACGTACACGCCCGAAGGAGCCTTGATACCGTCAGTGATGTCAGCGCGGATATCCTTATGGAAATCCGGGGACGGAATAATAACGGAGGCATTCAGGAACGGTTGCTCAGCACCGTTTTGACCAGAGCCATAAGGCTTGGTGTAGTAATCAAGCTGATTAGTGGTGCCTAAAGCTTGATAGCTAAGGTCAACGTAACCAATAGCTTGCTGAGCGATCCAACCAGGCTGGAAGATCACGCCGACGGGGCCGCCGACAGGTTGACCAGTCAGGTTTTGGGAGACACCGTTCGCATTGTTATACTGAACGGTTTTTTCCTCGTTCCAATAACGAAGAACATTGGTGTAGTTACCAGGATAAATCTTGGTAACAGACAGCTGATTAGGGTTAATAGCCATTGTTAGTTACCTCCTCAAGCGTCAAAAGAGTAGGCAACGGTAACGAAGTCAGCGTTCAGAAGTTCGAAACCTGCGTACAGGCTCCAAATCATCATGATGAAACGGCTGAAGTCGTCGTTGTTGTTAAGAAGCACCTGAGCGTTATTACCGCCGATGCCGACGCCGGTGGACTGAGGACCAAAGAAGATACCGATAGCTGCGTTGTAATCAGCGGCGGTAGAAGCGATGGTCGCGTTCTGCGTCTGAGTAGGCATGTTGGTGCTTTCGAAGAAGCGCACGCCTTCAAACACAAAGCCCGTGGGCATAATCGGCTCGCCGGCCACAAAGGTGGCTTGGCCGAAGCCTTGACCCATGTACAGAGCAGCGTTGGGCTGCATCCCGGACATGAGGGGGTTGATTTGACCGTTGCCAGGATAACGAGCAACTTCGCGGAAGTCGCTGTTCTGACGCAGGTGCATCAGGAAGGTGGGATCGCAAACGCAGCGATAGAAACCATCCTGGAAAGTAGGAGTGTTCCGCTTACGCAGGCTCTTCACCACGCGCAGCAGGTCATCCTTAACGTCGAACTTAGCTTGCTCGGCGTTGGTATAGCTCAGCGAACCGGTAGCCAGGTCACCAGGGAAGTAGTAACCACCTTGGGTGTCAGAAGACTTACCCTTGGAAACAGCTTTCAGGAGTTCGTTGATGAACACCCGATCGCGCCAACGGCGATAGTCATCCAGCAGGGTGAGGCTACCGATCGACTGGTGGAAGGTGGTGAGGTTACCGGTATCCAGCAGCAGACGCTGAGCGGTGATCAGAGTCTCGCGAGCAATCTTGAAGGTGCTCGGCTGAGTCGGATCGGAGGGATCAGCAGGTCCGGTGTACTCCTTAAGAGTCACCAGCACCTTATCTTTAACAATGTTGCGGCTGTTAGCAGTACCGATGGTCTGCTCCGCAGTGCGCTCGCGAGATTCTTTGGAGCCGGGGTTACCGAAGAAGCGGTAACGATCCAGCTGTACAGTCTGACCGGGTTGCTTAGAGAAATCATGAACAACCACGGGCTCCGCAGCCATCTCAACGATGTATGCGGGGTGCGGACGGTACAGTTCGGCACCAAGAATCTTCGGAAAATCATTATCGATAAACATCGATAAGTTCTCGAAGAAACTACAAAATTAATCTTAACGCTTAGAGACTTATCTAGTTACTAAAAGCTGTCGCAAATTTAGCGGTTAAATCTTGGTGCCGGGGCTGTAACGACGAATCATGCCTCTCACACCCTCACCCAGAACACCGTAAATAGAACCATAGTTAGGAACATAACGTGTGGATTTTCCTCGATAGTTAGTACGAGTAACCACAGACATCTGGCCGGGAGCAGTGCTTCTCACAGACTCAGTAAACACTTGACAATAAACTGGATAGTTATAAACCCAAGCTGCGCGTGAGCCAGAAGTATCGTTAGTTGGGTTAGTTAAAGAAGGATAACGAACACGCTGAAAACATCCTGGGCCACCGGTAATGCCATTCCCTGCATAAGCCCCGGTGGCTTCGTCATACTCATAAGGGCTGTTGGTTGTAGGTGTATTAAAAGGAGCGTAATTTTGGTTATCAGGAACAGCTGCACCAAACCAGGTATAAGTTCCAAAATTACGCAGACCAGGCTGAGGGCTCAGTGCTGTCTGCACCGTCCGCCCAGCCACACTATATAAACCTTGAGCTCGATAACCTAAATAAGTATCAAGCAGACCAGAAGCATGAGGTAGAACATTTTCATAGTTTGTCCAATAACCAGAGACAGCTGGAGGAACAGCACGCCAATTGGTATTTAAATAGCCACTAATGTTTACAGGGCCGACAGGAATTAAACCAAAGTCAGCACCTTGATCATTTACACCAAACCAAGTTTGTTGCTCACCACTGGCATAAATATAGCTACCCCCAACAACAGCGTAAGTATCTGTAAGATCTAAATCATCACCCGTGCGCTGTGGACCAGATTGTACACGATGATACAGACTCTTATCATATTTCCAGTTTGTAAAGGGTGTATAAACCATAAAAAATGATCGTCTAAATAAATCTTACTCGTTTAAAATTTTAAAGAGCCGTAACCGAGACTTTGAGCGTCGATAAATTCGTCTCGGTCTTTTTTGAAGATCCAGAGACCTCTATAGCGTGTTTATCAGGCTCGTTAACAGACTCATTTGTGCACCCACAAAAGAGAGCCAAACTTGCAATTTACTTAATTAAAACCACGATTGTTGGTTTGTTTTTGGCTACGTTCATAAGTCCAGCTATAGCAGAACGATTTAAACTCACAAAAAATGAGGCTATTGCAGCCTCATTTATCTGTGGTTATGCAGGAATAAGAATCTTGAATTCTGCTGAAAAACTTTTAGAAGCAGAAGTTCGAAGAAGATTACCGGGCAATCACAAAATTTCAACAGATTCATCAAATTCTTCAGAAGGCTGAACTTCTACAATCGCTGCAGGAGTTTCGGTTACTTCTGTAGAAGTTTGTTCTTGAGTTTGAGTTTCTAAGGCAGGCTTGCGCCGCACATAACCTAAAGCACGCATAACTAATTTGCCGTTACTTGTAGATTAGCAAAAAAAATCTCCCCCGTTTCCGAGGGAGATCTCTCAATCAACGGCTGATCAAGCAGCGTCCATGAACAGAAGCTTGCTGCGCAGAGCTTCAGGACCCATTTGGCTCAGATAACGCCAAGCGTTCTCGGGAGAACGATTCATGACTTCACTGAAAGCTTCCCACTGCTGAGTGGGTTGGACACCCTGAGCACCACCACCGGCGTTGGCGGGGGGAGCAGGCATATCGTAACGAGGCTGATAAGCCTGAGCAGCCACTTGATTGGTGCCAGCGGGCAGATCAGAGTCGATATCGACGGGAACCACCTCGGTGAAGAACCGATCAGTGTAGTTAGCTAAATGATCGGGATTAGTCAGGATGGTCTCCATAGCGTTGTGGCGCTCAGTAAGAGCATCCATACGGCCAGCCTGATCCATCAGCATGTCCTCTAAAGCACACGCATACTGATTCAGAATGCCGGGAGCCTCAATACCGAAGTGATTAACTACGGCCTGAGTTGCGACGCTTAGACCTTGCGG